CAGCGTCTCTGGTAATGTCAATAGTGGAAATTTGTTAGCCACCGGCTTGGCCAGCGTCACAGGTAATATCACTGGCAATTACTTTATTGGTAACGGCAGTCAATTGTCAGGTCTCAGTGCCAGTAAGATATTTAATGGCACAAGTGAAGCCAACATTGGCGCATCAGGTGGTAATGCCAATATCTCAATTGGTGGTACATCAAACGTATTTGTTGTGTCATCGACTGGTATTTTTACAACTGGTTTATCCAGCGTCAGCGGAAACATCACCACTGGTGGTAATTTAACCATTACTGGTACAGCAGCCGCGGGTAGTGGGGTGTTGATTGTGTCAGGCAATATTCAAACCAGTACCGCCAACGCCACAGCCAACATTGGCAATGCCAGCAACTACTTCAACAGACTGTTTGCTCAAGCGACCACAGCACTCTACGCTGACTTGGCTGAAGTTTACCGATCTGATGCACAGTATCCCCCAGGTACTGTGCTGGTATTTGGTGGCTCACAAGAAGTCACAACAAGCACAGTCAGCCACGATACCAAAATCGCCGGCATAGTATCTACCAATCCTGCTCACGTGATGAATTCAGGACTGCAATCTGAATTTACTGTGGAAGTTGGTTTGATTGGGCGTGTGCCATGTCAAGTGATTGGACCAATTGCCGCAGGTGATCAAGTGGTGTCAAGTAATCGGGCAGGTGTTGCTGAACGATTAGATCAGACAAAATATCGATCTGGAATGATTATTGGCAAAGCACTAGAGAGTTACTTAGGGACAGATGTTGGCACAATTGAAGTTGTGGTTGGCAGACTATAAAGTCTGTTCCACCTGCTGAATCTTTTGCTGAACAGCATCCAGGTTTACAGTGTTCCAAAGTCCAGGATGCAAGGGTCTTGGCCAACGCCCTGATTCAATCCAGGCATAGCCTGTGTGTTCGTGATTTAGTTCTGGTACAAACTCATAGTCCACTCGGCACCAAAAAGTATGATATTCGAATGCACCATCGGGCGATGTGAATTTCTCTATGGGTATCAGCCGTTCGTAGTCGGGCACACTGCCCAGTTCTTCCGCACACTCGCGTTCCACCGCCACTAGTAAGTTTTCTCCAGCCTCTACTTTGCCCCCGGCCAAACCCCAGGTGTCCGGATACTTGACATCGTTTCGCAAGAGATAGAGATAGCGTCGAGTACGGCCGCAGTAGAACCATACACCCACGGCTTTTACAATACCAGACTCCACGAGCCTCCCGGATACAGGCCATCGATACTCTTGACCCAGGCAGTACCATTCCACTTGTACTGTATGCCAGTGGTAAGATTGGTCACATACTGTGCTTCTAGCATGCGCTCACTGTCAAATGCCACTTCCCATCTCACACCATTATACTCAATGATGTCATTGGCATTGGCCAACAAGGGCTGACCACCACCTCCAAGCCAGCCTAGGGGATTTTGCGAGTTTTCAGTACTGCCAGTTGGCTCGGTGATCAAATAACGCTGTCCTAGTGTAGGAGCAGGCAAACCTGCATTGGGGCCACTCAACAAGGGATTGACCACTGAGTTGACCGGTAGCAGACTATCTTGTGGCTGGGTATCGGGATCAATGTTGTAGATTAGTAATCGATCGTCAGCAGGATTTACAGTTATGGTACCCACAATACTGGCATCAGGATTCCAAGGATCATCCAAGGTGATATAACTTATTCCTGGACGCAAAACACCGTAGGCTCCAATCACTGTGGGCCAGGTTATTTGCGGATTTTCATCTATAGGGAAAGTGAATGGACTCAGGCTTGATCGATCGGGCAGTAGCACTTCGGCAGGTTGTAGAATCTGCAATTGCCCATCCAGCAAGGCCACTTGATAGTTCCAGGGAGTGACCTTGAGTCGGGTGCCCAACAACAAGTCATTGTTCAAGATGGCATTGGCAGCGTCACCGTTGGCATCAAAGATTGATGCGACCACACGTTCAACCACACCCAGTTTCTTGACCTTGGCAGGTGAACTGATCCAGATGGGAATACCAAATGTCAAGGTCATGATGTCTATAGGATTTTCTGTGCCTACTGGAATAGTTCTTGAACTCCAGTTTACTTTTTCCAAGTTGACCACGCTTAAACTGGTCCAGTCAATATAGTTTTCACTACTTTGAATCTCTAAACTGGGATTGAACAAGGTAGCAATTTGTTCAAAGATCTGCATTTTTTGATTGGTGTTTGATGTCCAGATGTCCATGCTGATGGTCATGTTGTACGGCACAGGCATCAGGCGTTCGATTGTAAACGCATTGCCCTGAGTGGTTTCATAGTCCTGGGTGTCAGTATTGTAAGTGCGTTGACGCACCTGCATCTTGTTCACATGATAAGGTTCCTGCATTCTAGGACGATCATAGTCCATGCCGGTAATGTAAAATGTTATCAAGGGCGTGGATGGCAAACTGTTGGCTGAGTTCTGTTGAATAATGGTCTGTGCTTGACGGCTGGCATCACGATAGCGTACAGGTACTCGTATGAGGTCTGATGTGCCTTGCTCGTTGCGCCCATATTCCACTTGGAACAGGCTGATCATGCGTGTGAACTGTAGCAGATATCTGCGTATTTGTTCATCATAATAGAACATTTGCATAGTTTAACTCGATGGTTGATAAGGTTGTGTTGGCGGATAGGGATTGGCTGGCTTGTTGCCACCATCGTCTCCGTTGGCAGCATCCGGAATAAGAGCCTGACTCAAACTTTGACGACTTGGAATATTGCCCAGGTCTGAGGTTGGCGTAGTGTATGTATTGTTAACAAAACTACTGCGCAAAGTATTGTTGGTGGCTCCGGGCGTGAGTGTGGTGCGTACATCACTTTCGATCTTGACCCATGTTCGGCCATTGTAGCGGAACAGGCGATTGGGAAAGTAATCCAGTCTCAGTGCATATTGTCCTGCAATGGGATTTACTGGAAAGTTCACGCCTGCTGTGACCGGCAAACCATTGGGTGCCTTGCCATCACCAGTGAGATAACCTTCTGTGTAACCATCAGCCCTGGGAGTAACACCTTGATTGGCCACTGTTCTTGATGCATCACTTATGGTATAGTCTGCGGTGTATGTGGCAGACTCAGGGTTGGCAGGTGTGCCGTCAGGAGTGGTAGCCAAGATGTAAAACTTCACAACGTCAAATCCAGACTTGGGTATCTCTGCTTCGGCTTGAATTAAGATAGCATCGTTGATTTCCAGGTCCTTGGGCCTGGTACTCATTTTGTCTGCTAGTGTAGCAGGGTTTGATTTTTCTTGCCAATAGGTGGTATCAGTTATGGGAGTACCTGGGGGCACATTCCCTTTGCTGACATAATAAGTGTTGCCATTGAGCACAGTGACACCTCCAGGATAAAAGTTGCCCGGATCCCAAATGTTAATAGGTTCAAAAGGTTCTTTGGTAATTTGATTGAACTCTTGAGCATTGACCATGGGTGTGCATTTTACTCGCCACAGGTGAGGCAACCAAGTTTGGCTGAAACCTTCAGATGCAAATGCCGCGTCTTGAATCACATAGAACTTGGGCAAGGCTCGGGGTATGGTTTCGTTGAGTGGATTGTAATCACGCAGGTTAGGCAGTTCTAACACATCGCCACTCATGAGTTTGCGACCAATTGTGTCGATCATGCGGTTGTAGTGAAATGTAATAAACAAGGTATCGTTGTTCAAGAACAAACCAAACTGAGTTAGGTCAAAATCAATGTCTTGTGTTTGATACACACCGCGCATGACATACACATCAGGATCATAGGCACGATCTCTATTTTCCAGCAACAGCAAGTCTTCTATGAACAAGGGATTGGACGTGTCATATTTGGGCAGGGTAGCATCGTTGTTGCCGGTATTGTCGTTAGTTAGTGGACCAAGATATTTGTGCAAATATGTATCAACGCCCCCAACTTGGTACATTTCTGCAATGGTACGGTCAAAGAATTGGTAGTCGGCTGTTCTATTGGGCCTATAAAGAGAAAGTCTTGGCATGGTCATGTATTTATGGGTAATACTTTCTGTTTACTTGACCAAAAAACCCTGATCTGTTATAATTACAGCATGTTTTGGAGAACACATGAAAGTCACTACCGCACTCAAGCCTCTTAACCCACGTAGTCCTGACACCAAATATGTAGGACTGGAACCCATGTGGCGCAATCAGCCCACAGAGGGTCGTATCAGTGCATTGAGCACAGCGTTTGGTTGGTACAACTACTTTTATGGCAAAAAAGAAGCCAAGGACTTTGCTGTGGCTTACTTGGACTCGCATGAAAAAACCCGAGAAGCACGACAGGTGCGTACCTTGCCAGACAGCCAGATGCGTCTTACCACAGGTTGGCTATGCCGTATGAGTATGATGGGCTTGCAGTTGAGTGACCATGAGCAGATACAACTGGACAATCTAATCGCAGAACTTGTGGCCATCAAACAAGAAATGCAAGCCGAAGCCGAAGTGTCAGATGATGAGCCTGCCAGACCCAACATTCAGGACCGACTGCGTGAAAAAGTATCAGAGTGCAGTGCTGAACTAGAAGCCATGTTTGACGAGTTTATGACAGCAGGTGCTAAAATGTCAGCAGACTTCAAACCCATCATGGTGATCCGTGGCATGAATGTGGCACCACAAATGATCAGTGTGATCAGTCATCACTGGAAAGCCCGACTGGAAGAGTTTGAACAGGCCATTGAGGGCAAGGACTCTCAACTGGTTGAAGCCTACAGTTTCCTCTCCAAGATTCAATTGCGTAATTGCGTAAAGTTTTGTGAAGCAGTGATCAATGACTGCGGTGCTTATGTACAGATCAAGAAAGTGGAACGCAAGCCACGCAAGGTCAAAGCAGTGCCTCCAGAAAAACGTGCGGCAAAATTCAAAATCCAGGCAGAGTTTGCCGACCTCAAACTCAAAAGTTTGCCTGCCGCAAGCCTAGTGGACCGGGCCGAAGCCTGGTTGTACGACACCAAAAAACGCAAGTTGATCCACCTTGTGGCCGACAGCCACACACAGGCGTTTACTGTGAAAAACAATTCAATCATTGGATTTAGTACTGTAGAAACACAACAAAAGACTCTGCGTAAACCAGCGGAAGTGGTGCGAGCAGTACAAGCCGCAGGCAAGCCGGCCGCACGTAAGTTGTTCAAGGAGATCAAGGCCACAGAAACTGCCTGGAACGGGCGCGGTACTGAAAACTTGATCATTCTCAAGAGTTGGTAACGGGCTAAATATTGGGGACGGAGTCCCCAATGGCCGAAACAGAAAATTCTTTAGTTACCCTTAAATCTGCATTATACGATTATGTACGCCTGACTCTAGGCGATCAAATTGTGGATCTTGAATTGGATCCTGCGCACTATGAAGCCGCTTATCAGCGCACCATTGGCACTTACCGCCAACGAGCCAACAATGCCTATGAAGAAAGTTACAGTTTCATGGAGTTGGTGAACCAGCAAAACATCTATACTTTGCCTCAAGAAGTGCAGAGTGTGCGTCAAATCTTTAGACGTACATTTGGCATTGCCACAGGACCTTTTGGATCAAACTTTGACCCGTTCAGTCAAGCACAAATGAACGTGTACTTGATTAACTTCAACCAAGCCGGAGGCCTGGCCACTTATGACTTCTACAGCCAATATGTTGAACTGGCCGCACGTATGTTTGGTGGTTATCTAAACTACACTTGGAATCCTGTGACCAAGAAACTGCAACTGATCCGTAGCCCCCCTGGTGGTGGCGAGGTTGTGTTGCTTTGGACCTATAATCTCAAACCCGAAATCCAATTGCTGAGTGATTACCAAATCAGTCAATGGGTCCGTGACTACATGGTTGCGGCCTGCAAGATGATCATTGGCGAAGCACGTGAGAAGTTTGGCACAATTGCTGGTCCACAAGGCGGCGGCACCCTAAACGGTACAGCCATGAAAGCCGAAGCACAGACCCAAATGGATGCCAAGATACAAGAACTGGTCATGTATGTGGATGGTTCACAACCGCTTACCTTTGTGATTGGGTAATTCAAGTTTGATTTTAATCTAAAAGTCTGCTATACTACATGTATGGCAGACATTATGATTGACATTGAAGGTCTTGCAACGGGACCAGATGCTACTATTCTTACAATAGCGGCGCAAACTTTTGACCCATTGAGCAGTGGGTATTATCCACGACAATATTATGCTCGAATAACATTAGAGAGCCAGGAAGATCGAAAGATCGAACAGGGCACCATAGACTGGTGGGCAACTCAAAAAGAAGCGCAGGCAGAAGCATTTGCTGAAGATGGGCGTATTCCACTGGACCAAGCACTAAAAGAATTACACAAACTGACCTGGCAATGTAATAGAGTATGGATGAACGGGCCAACGTATGATGCTAATATCTTAGAACACGCTTACAAAAGTTATGGAATGGGATTGCCATGGCAGTATTAC